AGAGGCGGAATGCTACGAAGTTCACTTGATTTATGCCCAACTAAAGTATCAGTTGCAACATAACCATCACGCAATTCTCTATAAAGCCTAATTAGAATTGCTGGATCGCCATCCTCTGCTTTTATGATAAAACTACTATTAGGAATGTTAAGAGTGCCTTCGCGTAAAACACGCACGATTCTACCTCTTGCAGTTCCACCGCTTGCATCCCATTCTACAAAATCACCAACTACATCAACGGCGCGTTTGTATTTATCATACTCATCCTCGTCATCATTTTTGTAGCCAGCAGAATCTGTATCAAGATAACTAGACATTACTTCAAATGCCCTCATAATATATTCATGCCCCTCATTTAAATCAGAAAATATACCGCCAAGAATAACCATATCCTCTGCACTTATATCTCTGCCTGCCTTTACTGCCTCAAGCGCTCTAGCAATTTTTTCTCTAGCCTCAACAGTTGTAGTTGGATAGGCTGGATAAGTTACTACCGATACATCGCCATCGGCTAATGAAACCTCAGTTAAAACTCTGCGACTACGATCATCGCTCCATTTTTGACGGATAACTCTAAAACCAAAACTCATCTGATCTACATCACCACGCTCAACCAGTTTGTAAATATCTCTAGCCTCAGTGGTATCTGCTAACTCAGCCTCAAAATATAATCCACGATCATCCTCATTTAATTTCAATGTGCCGTTCTTTGATCGTGCTAGCGGCAAACCTTCGTGATTAATAAGTAATCTAACATCAGGAGTTTCAGTTAATGTTTTGCGAAATGCTCCTGGCGCAATTGATTCTTTAAATGGTAGCGGAACACTTGATTCATTAAATACGGCTGCGTAACCAGCAAGGCGCATTGTGCCATCCTCTGCTGATCTTGCTTGCACATCTTTTACTGTATATGTGCGGCGTTCAATTTTTTTCATTTTTCTCCTTGATTCTGCTTCTGCATTCAGAGCATCAATTTTGCGTTGCGCCCAATTCTGCGCTCTATCTGAAAAATTGCTATCCCCACCCCAAAGAAGCCAGGCAACTAAGCCTGCTCCTGGATAACCTGGATCGGATGGATTACTGTTTGAAGGTGCTTTACCATCAACTTGATGGCGAGCAAACCAGGGAGCCATCTTTCTAACTTTTGGTTCTGTTATTTTTCCAGCAGCCATATCTCTTGCTGCTGCGATGGTTGCTGGTACTAAACCATCGCCCCCAAAACCTTCACTATAATATTTTAAGCCACGCTTTGCGTTAGCCCTGATAAATGAAGGAACACTTAAATCAACTTGCCTATTTGCCTCATCTGCCTGCCAAGCATTGCAGTAATAAGCGCCATCAACATAATCTAACCATTTTTCACACCAGGCTTTAGTGCCTGCATCATTTTGCTTTTGCTCATTGTAGAAATAACAATTACCGCAGGCTCTACCATCAGGAACATCATCTGCGAGTGCAGGTCTGTAATTATCAGGTAAGGCACGCTTAGAAACTTCGCCACCTGGCTCCATATCCTCAGCAATTGAAATAGCAACCATTTGATCTATTGCATCTTGCTTAGAACTATGGCAACCGATAGTTGTATAAGAACCATCAGATTCCTCTTTTACAGTTGCCCAACCAGAGCAATCATTTTGCTTATCAGATATTAAATATGGCATAGATTCCTAAACTAAAAGTAAAACTTCTGCATCATCATCAAGGATTGAGAAATCAATTTGAGATATTGATTTACTTGATAACTTGCCTAGTTTTGTATTTGCTTTTGCAACTTTTATTGAAACTGTTATTTTTTCAGGCTCAATAATTTCAGGGAAGTTAGGCTGGATATAATTTGGCTGACCAACTTGACCTTGAATTACCTCAACACTTGGCACGCTTGCGGTTGCTGTTAAGCCACCTAAAGCAGCCGTTGCCGAAACAACATTTGTTATATCCGCATTAGCATTGGCTGAGATTGAACCTAGATTTGCCGTTGCCGTTGCGAAGGTTATTGGCCCTAGAACATCAACATCTAATTCAGATGAATCTAGGACAAATTGAGCCATTTATTAACTCGCTAGAGTTAGTGAAACTGTCAGTGATCCACTTGGAATTGTAAAGGTATCTCCAGCAGTGTAAGCATTACCTGCAACAGTTCCTGAGAATAAGAAATTACCTGCGGTTAGATTATCCCAAACAGTAAAAAATGTGGCATCCTGTGAACCTGCAATATTGCTCCAACTTACATCTGCATCAGAAGTTAATCCGCCAGCAGTGGCAGCGCTAAAAGAAACTGATTGACGAGTTGTTTCAGTAGCGGCATTTGCAGTTCCTGCTGAACCTGGATCGCCTACATGAAGTTTTACATAAACATTAGCGGCTGAATAAGAGGTTGCATTTCCAACTGCATCAAGGAATTTATTGGCTAAATAACTACTTAATCCAGTTGCCATTACTCATCCCCCTCTACAAACTCCTCGATAATTTCATCAATGCGACCTTCTTTATCACGCTTAACTTTCTTGCGTACTCGCTTGCGCTCAATTGTATTTGTTACCTGAACAGTTGGAGATTCAACAGTTACATTAGGCGCAGCAACATTTACCTCTGGTGATTCCATCATTACTACTGGTTCAACAGTTACATTAGGCGCCGCCACATTTACAGTTGGCTCTGGCACATTAACAATTGTTTGTTGATTATCGTTGCGTGCCTCTCGGCTCTTTACTTCATAAACAGCGCTTGGATCGGCTGGGTCAATTGATGCAACCTGTTGCAATTGGCTACTTGGAACGCCAGTGTGTTTCATCTTAGGCAAACCAATTGCTGCATTAACGGCTGCTGGATCAAAGCCAACTTGAATAAGTGCAGTAACAATTTCAGTTCTTAACTTCAAACCAACATCTTTAGCATCGGCGGCATCAATATTTTGTAGAGGAACTCGGTATTGATCGCCAGCCTCGCCAAGAGGTGATAAATCCTCAGTTGAACGAACATCATTTAGACTTAAGAAACCTTCACGCAAACCTTTTGTATAAGCATCGTAGCGCTCAATAGTTGTTCCGCGTAAAAGTGCATCAAGATTAAATTTAACAAATCCATCTTTTTCAGGAAGCAAAGATGATAATGCTTGCTCAATTCTTTCTAGCAATGGGCGAAGTGAGTGTTGTACAAATGAAAGGTTCTGCGCTTCAACGCTAGCAAAACTCATTGCACCTGCAACTGGATGGCCCAATAGCGAAATCGGAACGCGAAATAATCTTGCAATTTCCTCAAGGCCGAAGCGTCTTGTGTCTAGGAGTTGAGCGTCTTGGGCGTTTAATGAAAGCGGTTTAAATGATGCGCCACCTGTTAGCACGCCAATCTTGCCAGCACGATAAGGGCCTGAGTGAGTAATATTCCAATCTCGGCCAATATTTCCTGCTTGCTCCTCAGTTAATTCTCCTGGTACTTCAATAATTCCACCAGGATTAGCGGCATTACCAAAATAAGAAGCAGCATAAGTATCGGCTGCCATAACTGCGCCAATAGTAATTCTTGCTGCTTCAATTGGGCCTAAGCCATAGAAAGAACCAGGTAATTTAAATAATGGAATATGTAATAACTCATCTTTTGTAAGGGTCATTACTTTTTGATTGTAATCTTGAGTATAAACTCCGCCCGCTGGATCATACTCTTTAATAGTTACTTCATAAATAATAGGTTCATTTGGATTATTGCGTTTAATTCTTACTGATTCAGGATTGATGCAATAAAGTTCAACAACCTCACCCATATCATCGCGCACTGTAAGAATGTAGGCATTACCTCGCAAATTTAAAGATGCAAGAACTTGCTCTAAAAATTCCATTCTAGTTGATTCAGGATTTGGTGCATTTACCCAATTAGGTACATCACCATAAACAGCGGCATAAGAAATACGATTGCGACCCCTGCGAACATAAGCGCCCATTGGCAGTGATGAAATAGTATCGCCCAATAATCTAACGCAGGCATAAACTGTACTCATACGGATTGCAGTTTCAGATGAAACTACAACTCCCGCTGGCGAACTATATGCTGGCCGACCTGGAACTAACGGCTCAACAAACTGATTTGTTGCTCGCTTCTCACTAGCCTGGCGCAATGCTCTTGATAAATTCATTAATTAGCCTTTTCTGTAATCCATACTAAAAAACTTCCAAGCACAATTAGCGCGGCTGGAACTGAAAGTATTGCCAAACCTGTTGTTACACAGGCAACCCCAACTACTTCAACGATCAAAGTAGCATTTATCTTTTTCATTTACTCCCCCTTATTTGTAAATTCATTTGTCAAATCGTGGCGTGTCGCTTTAATTTTTATATTTTATAGGCGTATTAAATTGCAATTTATGTAATTGCAAAAAGTGTCAAAAGTATAATTAGGGTAGTGATTAGGAAATACTTAATCACTAAGGAAGGTAAAAAAATGGAATGCTGTAATCACTTAGTAGTAAAACAAGGATGCCAATGTCATAATTGCAGTGGCTATTTGTGTGAAGTAGGAAAGCAATATTTAATCACAAAGGAGATCAAATGAAATGTCCTAAGTGCGGTATGAAAATGAGTGATGGTTATGAGGATATTTTCAATTATGGTTTATCTAAACCTTATTGGTACTGCCCCGATTGGAAAAAGTGCAAGTACAAAGTATC